CCTCATTGGGGGCTAATGCAGTTGGCACCGCTGCCTGCGGTTCTGCTGCCGCAGGTACAGAGGGCGCTGCTGCTGCTGCTGCTGCTGCTGGTGCCGCCTCTTCTACCTCCTCCGTCTCTTCCTCTTCATCATCACCAATTCCCAACATACCCTGAAACAACTGCTCATCAAACGCTGACTCCAATTCTTCAGGTACCGCCGGTGCCTCGGCAGCCGTCTCTTCAGGTTCCACCTCCGCGACCGCTGCTTTTTCAGCCGCCGTTGTTCCTACCTTGAGCGAATCTGCCGTCTGGGATACAAACAGGGTCATTAATGTTAACATGCGTTCCAAATCTTTTGTTGTTTCACAACCCGTAACTAAAATACGGTAGCGTGGATGGTCATTGTAAATACGAATAGATGCACCAACATTGTACGCGGCAATAGTTGTATCTTCCTCAGCCGACTGCGTTTGCTTTGCGCTACACTTTGCGTCGCGAAGCGAGACCTCCTTAATACGTAAATCGTCGCCCGATTCGCTCTTATACGTAATCACATGCTCCGAATGACGCTGTAACCATTCATCCTCTGCTGCTGCTGCCTCTGCCGCCGAAATACCAAATTCCTTCACAAGCGCCTTGACATATTCGCCCGCCGGCACATCGGTTGTTGCCTTTGAACTGCGATTAAGATAAAGTGCGGTTAAGTAATTCATGATAGGATTTCCCATTTTTACGTAATTACTTACTCCCTTGTACCGTAGGGTAAGTGCTGCGCCATCACCCTCTATTGGCGGATCTATAGCCAACATAGGTGAAAATGGATCTACGCGATTTACGAGCTCCGTTTTTCCTGGCTTTCTTACATCAAGTGTGGTGTTGAGCTCGTATTCGGCGGTAAGTTCGCAAAGATTGGCGGCGTCAAGCGTTGCCCACGGAGTATCCGCCAAAATAGTACGAAACATCGCGTCCGCTTTTGCAATAACCGAAAGGGGTAATGGTGCGCCGCGGCGGGGTGCACCAATATACATTTCCGCACTACCGTCCTCGTAAATCCTGAGTGTCCAACATGTGCCCAATGGTGCCTTTTGGTCTACAATTGGCACTTTTACAAGAATCACTGCGCCCATATCAGTGGACGGCTTATCCGCCATGAGACTGTCTAAGAGTTTTTCGTTGTGAATAAATGTTTTGCCGTCTTCGTTCGTGGCAATTTTAATAATAGAAGGAATACGATCCTTGGCTGGGAAAAATCGCAGGAACGGTTTTGTAGGGCTCGGTTTCATTTCATAGAATCGTAACTCTAGAAGCCCTGAGGTAAACGCCGGTGTTTTTGGTAGGATACATTTGAAAATATAGAGTTTTGTAAGATATGCCGGTTTGGCGCTCTGAACAGTAGCGGAACGTATTCCTGCGTCCAATTTTTCTAGGCGTTTTTCTATATAATCACGGTATGTATTAAGCGTATCAAGTGCGTCTTTGGTCATTACACCGCCGGTGGGCGGGGTTTTAATTTGCGGAAAATAGAGTCGCACAAATCCTTCAAACACTGGCTCGGTAAGTGGCGCGTTTGGAGTAAGAAGGGATGCAAGCGTCCAAACATGAACCGTAGCGTTGGGCTCTACCGTAGATTCAATCGTTTTGCCACTATAAATAGTAGGAAATACCGGCTTTTTTGCTCCGTCTTCGTAGATTCGCGAATCCGGTTGTTCGCGTAGCGTGTGTGGGTCAGGTAAGCCCTCCGTTGCAAACGGCCAGGTAAACTCCAACGGCTTGTAGAGATTTGGTGCAATTTCTAAGGCAATAAATAATTGATTCGGTGGTGTAGTTCCTAATGCAAGAGAGATACGCTGTTTGAGATTAAACAGCGTTTCAAATGGATAAATTTTACTGAACTTTGTTTGGTCCAAGTTTACGGTACGGCTCTCATCCACATGAGAACGTATCGTAAGTTTCAGCGGTTCCAGTGACGGTAACCGGGATGGTTTTAGTATCTCCATTGCTATTGTGGTTTGCGTTTTGAATTCTCTGCTACTAACTATTTCAAACCATCGTCCACCGTCTCTTTGTATTTAGGAGAATCTGTAATATGAACACCACAGTATTCCACGGGGTGCGCATTGAAATTTGTGTACTGGTAAATATCTATTGCCTCCGCCTGTTCTAGTATCCACGCAAAATGATTCCAAAACTCTGGTGTATGTCCTATTGTGCTTGTACCCACATGGCTCATTTCATGTAGAGCTACAAAAAGAATAATGTTTTCCTGTACAAGCTCCTCCTTCTCGTTACGCTGGCGAAGGCACATCACCACCTTTTCGCCTTTATTGACAGAATACGATGTGTATTGTGCATCGGGCGTAGACTCGCTGAACCGCTCTGCCGAGCAGTCAAAGTTATCAATCATCTGCTTCACAAACGGTTTCGTGTAGTACTTCTGTTTGAGATACTTACGAAGTTTGAGAAGGCGTCCTCGTACACGGGCAAGACGGTCCGCGGCATCCTGCTTATCGGGAAGATTGCGGACAAGGTACATATCACCGTCTACCGTTGACTTGGTAAGTGACATAGGATACTTTGAATCCCTCATAGAGAGTCCAGCATAGCCCATACCAACTACACCAACTAGGAAAGCCCACGGGAGGACGGAATCGTTCATATCCTTACTTTGGGGGTTCAAATTGAGTTTGATACGGTTTAGAGCATACTTTAGTATTTAACACAATGGAGTATACGATTCTTTATGCTGAAACGCCTGATGTATTGGCAGAGAAAGTTCGCGATCATATGAAACAAAACTGGCGTCCTAAGGGCGGTGTAGCGGTTGCCACTATTGTACAAAATGTAGATAGGGACGGTAATTATAAAAATGCAGTATCCTTCTTTCAGGCAATGTGGCGTGATGGTGGTCCACCTATTATTATTTCTGCTTCGGCGCTGTATACGTAAGTTTGAAAGAGATGAAATTATCAACTTTTTCAAATAAATTTGGGGTAAGTATTTACGCAATCTCGAGCACACGGCGGTTCACATCGGGCTCAATCGTGCTGTTGAGCCAGGGGCTTACCGACACCTGCGGGTTCGGCGGCTCCGAGCGGAGATCCCAAGACGCGTTGCGGAGAGATTGTCCAACCGTGTTAACACCGATGAGCGCACCGGCGTTGAGGAAGTTCTTGCCGGCAATGTCACCGGCGCCCATGGGGTTCACCTGCGCCCACTTGGAGTTCGGGTCATTCGGCAACAGCTCCTGCGGTGCAAGCTGGTTCTTAGGATAGCAGTTAGACGGCGTGGATGCCGCGGCAAACGGCATTGGCGAGGGGGCATCCTGGAAGCCCTCCTTCATCTCCTCGCTATCCATGCCAGGGTTCGGCGGAGTGTCGGGGCTGACAGTTGTTCCTAGGGGTGTTGCATTGGCACCACCATTCATAATACGGGCTAGATCAACTGGTCCAGGGTTGGGGAAAGCATTGGCAGGAGTACCTGTCATTGACTGGGGACCTGTAGTATATACAACATTGCCGGAATCCTCAAATCCCTCACGGTGGTGTTTACGCTTTAGGAGTCCGCCGAGCGTGGGATCCAAGACGAACAATAGACCTAAGGTAACTAATACAGCTAGACCAACCAGGAGTGGCGTTCGTGACGACATCTTTCTCTAATTCCCTTGTGTGTATTTTTTTTAGGGCTCGCTGTTTGTTGATTCGTCATCATCGCTCAACCAGTCACTAAATTGGGATTCGGCGTCGGATACTTCATATTTATTAAAAAAGCTCGCCATTGCGTCCAGTGCCGCCTCGCGTGCGTCTTCAGCGGTCCGGAAGAGGACCTTTACCTGTTCCTTTGCCGCCGCCTTCTCCTTCGCAATTAACACCGGGCTGCGTAGAGTTAAAGTGTTCACATCCGCCTCGGCTGCGCCCAAATCGCTCACCTCCTCAATCTCCTTTACAGGTGCCGGAGCAGCAGTTATCTGCCAATCAAAGTCAATGACATCCGCCGAGGCGGCGCTAACAAACTTCACAGCAAACTTTGGTGAAATGGTAGACCGGGTAATTAGAATACCAATCAACTCCAAATCAACAATACAATTAATATATGCACCCTCTTTCACATTAAAGAAAAACTCCTTCTCTGTATACTGACTCCAGCACGGTTTGTTCTCAGCATCATAAATGACGCCCCACTGTGGTGTAATACGCTCCAGGGACTCATATGATGGCTTGTTCTTGAAGAGCGCTTCCGTCTTGGTAAGTTCCATAAGAACCGCCTTTTGTAGTGATGTAACCTTCGCCTGTATAGACGGGTCGGGAACTATTGTTAGCTTAGCGTTCATTTGTAGGCGAACATCCAGGGAAATAGGAGTTGCCATTGGAACATAGAAGTATACGGTATTGCCTTCGGCGCGTCGTTCCGGGATGCCAAACATGTTGTTTATTGAGAACTGCGATGTAGGTTGAAAAATAGTTCCGCACCCCATCTCAATGACTACACCTCGGGATTCTGGAACACGGGACCGTTATATGGAAGCAACAAACGATTTAGCAGAACATATAGGTGATAAAGTACTGGTTTTGTTACGGTCACCCGAAAATCAAGCACGAATTCAATCTATTCTTGATCCTATCATTAGTCACATTATTAATAGAATATTTCCATATATACTGTTATCAGCAATACTCTTTTTGATTTTGTTTATTTTGACTATAGGAACATTTTACATGGTTATGCGGACCTCTGGCGGCGTAAGTTTTGCCACTGCCAAACTATCCGACTGAAACAGTGTACGAAACTCCATGGCATCCATCTCCTTCAGTTCCTTTGCGCGCAACTCATCAAGATAATGCGTCTCGGTAGAGATTGCATCCGCGCTGCCCTTGAGCCAGAGCGACCACTTGAGCCACTGCTTTTCGTTCATGAGTCCATCCACCGTCTCATGTCGTCCATGTAGCATCTCAAGCGCCTTATCGTACGGGGCAACATCCTTCACATGAATGGACTGAAGAGTACGATGTAGTGTTCCCTTGTACTTGATGTTAAAGTAAGAAACCTTGTACGGTAGTGACTTCGCCTTGCTGGTGTAATCACAACCCATAAGAACG